CTTCAACTCAAACCCCTTATCTTCATTGCCACTAAACTTGCCTAATGCGCCACCTCCAGTGTTTTGCACGCCCTGTGTGGCTGGGCTGTGCACGACTTTCTCAGCACCAGCACCTGCACCACCGCCCCTTACTTTGAGTCCGGTGTACTTTCCCGTGTGTTTGTCTGTAGGCTGAGGATCCAGCCAACCTTTTCCCGGTACGTGCCCAATGTAGTAATCCGTGTCAAACTTCGGCAACTGTCTTGCTTTAGTATCCCGTGTTAATATAAAGTGCATCAGCTCCTGAAATTTAGGGCCGCCATCAGCGGCCTCTGGGTCGTACATGGTCGCATCGCACCACGCCTCGAAGGACATCATCTTCGGAGGCCATGATGCTGGATCTTTTATGTACGTTTTAATCTGTCTTTTCCATTTATCAAGACTCGGCAATTCACCCTGTCCGTAGGGTGCCCAAGCACCATAGCTCATGTGCCAAAACTACCAGAAATAAACTTACTCCTTACTCATACCCTTATGAATGTACTGTCGCATCACATCAGTCCAGTCACTCTGCGGCAGTAGCTTGACGTGCACATATGGCATGTCATGAATGTACAACTCCCCCTTCGCATGCATCCCGAGGTGGGCGTTGTACGACTGCTTGGACAGGTGCATCAGCGCGTGCACGTTGATCTGCACCTGGCTGTAGTGCGTCATCGTCATCCAGATGTGTGCATGCACTCGCTTCAGCTTGTCGCCGGTCTCGACGTTCGCCTTCCAGTCCACTGAGTGGATCACGTCTGCGTACTTGTCCTCCTCATACTCCTTGTGCTTCGGGCCGAATCGGATGTAGGACGCGAGTACCTTCTCCTGTGAGATGTCCCTCAGCATGCGCTCCATCGCCTGGACGCTTGTGTTCATGTCCACTGGGTCCTCCGGGCTCTTGTTGGTGTTGATAGTGATGAAGAAGTTGGACTCCTGCTTCCTGCGCGGCTCACTGGGGTCCTTGTGATCGAAGTACTTTTTTATGTCCAGCATCGTCGTGGGAGCACGCACGATCTTGCCACCAGGGTACTTCCATGCCTGGCTCGTCTTTGCGCTGTGTGCCGGCTTGAGGTCCACTGACTCAGTGGATATCTTGGTGGAGCGTACTCGCTTGACCATGCCGTCTGCGAACGCTGTGTGCGAGTGGCCTTCTGCTCTGTGTAGCAAGCGTGCAACGGCCTGTACTCGCTGGTTGGGCATTGTCTTCTAAAATGTCCGAAAATATGCCTATTGCTCAGCAACCTCAGTGTCTGACTCAGCAACTTTTGTGGTCCGCTCGAGGTAACGCTCGTATGCAGCGCGGCTACAGAACTTGAACGCACTTAGATCCCTATCATTTTTACCCTTCCACGGACACTGCGCTCTGTACGCGTACCGCCCATTAGCAAGCACAACAACCTCTGGGTCGTCCACATCGAATTTCTGCTTTGTCGTCATACACGTCATTGTAACACGGTCATTCATGTGCAACAGACAGTTAGAAGAAAAGTTGAAACCGCCAAGTGCTCGGCGGAGGCGTGTGACGCGTATGTTACAACGTCCATTGTTTTTAGAGGCAGCACATGTTAATTTATTGGACTCGGAGCTACTACAGGACAGCGGTTTCATATGGATCACCGGTCTCGGCTACATCGCGCAATATTCTGAGTTTGGGGCAACAGACATGGCTCTCACTCGCACCGTCAATCCTACACCCCGCAGCGTCACGCACCAACCGAAACCTGCCGACCGACAGCCATCACCTGTGGTGGAGATAGACGTGCCTCCAGACACTGCCGCTTCACAGGCGGCATATTGCCCATCAGCTGAGCAACCACCGCTAACTCTTTGCCACTCTGTGGAGGCATCACAGACCCCTGATCAGCCAAAGGCTCGGCCCCCGAAGAAATCTGCGCCTCGTAGCCGGTCAAAGAAGTCTGCATCTCCTCCTTCATCGATTGATACTCTGCCGGTGTGAGCGCTGTGACCTCGGCATGGGTGCCCCGGCGGCGCTTCTTGTTGAAGAGATCGTTGAACTGTGCCACGTCGAAGTTGAAGTACCGGTCGCGGGGGGGCATGCCGCTCGCCTTCTGCATCTGCACGATGGCGACCTCTCCGTACAGCTGCAGTTTGAAGAGGTTGGACGCTGTGGGGTTAGGCTCGGTGGCACCGGCCCAGTGGTACACGTACAGGTTGGTGTCCTTCGATGCGCCCTTAATCTTGCGGAGCGACGAGAATTTCGTGACCGGGAACCCCCTACCGTGACCGCGTGGGCGTACCACATCATCGATCTCATACTTGCCTTCGACTGGGCTTATCGTGCACTCGCAGACGCTGCCAGTTGCCGATAGTGTGACGAAGGTGAGAGGCGCCTCGTTTGTGGCACACTGAGCCATGTACTCGGCCATGGTGTAATTGTGGATGTTGTCGTGGCCTTGCACCGGGGCAAAGTGCTCTAAAAAGGAGTAATGGCATCGACTGGGATCCACTATCGGCCCAGCCTGGGAGTTAATGTGTGCCATGATGTCGTTCAGCTGCTCCTGTGACACATCACCCTCGCGGAAGAGGTGCTGCGCATGTGCCGCCACTGACGGCCAGTTGCAGTACGAGCCGCGCTTGACCAACTTGTCGCCGTTCCACGACGGCATGTAGCAGTAGGCCTGCTTCATTGGGTATGCAGTCCAGTCGCACTGGTAGAACACTTGTCCATGCATGCGGCGCTTACCCATGGTACTGGTTGTCGTGTCCTTGGAAAATGTACTGCAGTGTGGTGATGATTATGAGAATCCACCGATCATGGACGCAGATTGCTCATCAATTATGTGCGATTGGTTGCCATTCTGTGTCCAAACTGGCTGCTCGCCGTTATGGCGCCAGCGGGTTGGATCGACCTCAAACTCCGCACTCGGCGAGGGGATCTTCGGTATCGGTGCGACCAATCCACTGGCTTTGCGAACGTAAAGGACAGTTAGAAGACCAACCAGCACCCATCCCAGCTCAGACATTTACATAACTATTGGAAATAACTTTATGCGTAGACCGAGTCAGATTTGTCAAATAGTCTGAACGATGCTCGACGAGAAGCTGCTAAAATCTCGCTGTCAATCTCCTCCCGACTCTTATCCTCTAACTTTGCTTTGTGTAGTAGATCGCTAATTGCAGGGCGTTTTCCAATAGCCCATGCATTCTCCTTCTTCAGACCCATGAAACCATGTGCAGCATCAACGCCCGCCGGGTGTGATGAATATGGCGGGAGCGCTTCGATCGCTGCCGTTGACGGGCGGTAATAGTTGACGTCTGGGACTGGATGTTTCGACTCCCATGCAACTAGATCTTCTACAATGTTGCGGTTGTACTCACGCCCTTTCAACAAACTGGCGCCGTGTGCGTCGTGTGTGTCACGTATCCAGTGCTGCGTGTCGATCGGGTCAACTTGCACAGTGACTCCGCCCCAATTCACCCACTGGTCGACGTACTGGGAGTCGGCAGATTTTACCTTCGTATGTGTCATCTCTCGCGACGCAGCCCACTGCTCGATAAGCTCGTCCGACACTGGGAACGTTTCCGTGAGATTCTCTCTCGCCTGATCCCACTCTTCGTTCTCGCGCGTGATCGCTGGGAAATCATCGTGGACATAAGGCCCCCACTGCCGCGATTCTGCCAGTCGCATAATACGTTGCGCTTCAAGGCTTGGGTAATTCAGTGGCGATAGATCCATCAGTCCAACGCCGATCTTTCCATCCTTTCTATACGGTGTACCGGCCGCAGCGTGTGTGTTTCGCCACGCTCGCTCCTCGGCTAGTGTAACCATTTGGCCGTTGCCATTATGTGGATGCGCCTGGTCATACACCGCGAGTCTCTCATTACGCTCGGCTGCCAGATCACCGGCGCTCGTGAATTCTGCCATTAGTGACAAAGCCCCAGAAATTAGTGTTCGTCGTCTAACGGGGCCTCCTTATCATTGTAGATTGGAGCGACTGCGTCTTGAATCGGGGGCTGAGTATGGTAGCGCTGAAAGCGCTCCTCAGCTAGAGTGGGCATAGTGGGCACAGGTTCGGGTTCGTGGCCACGTGGCTTTGGTGTACCTTTTATCAGCATGTATAACGCGACCGCACCAATAATCACCGGAGTTATAAACATTATGTCAATTATTTAGAATAATTGCTCCACTCGCCAGTGCGAGTAGTACGGTAAGTACACCCACGTGGTTGGTAGTAGGGGTCTGGACGGGGTCACCGTATTCTGCCCAATTCACGGGATCATCGTATTCTACCCGATTAACAACAGTTAGCGGAACTACAACCGCTGGGGCCTTCTGGTAGTTTGGGTCGACGTTGACAGGACCGTTTAGTATGAGACGTCCTACCAAGTCATCTACATAATTTTCTCCCCTTGCAACTGCTTCAGCATCTTCCTTTAATATGGCATTTTCATCAGCTTTGGCGTCTGCCACCGCTTGTCTCTCTGCCGCTTCCTGCTGAGCTTTGGCGTCTGCCGCTGCTTCTCTCTCTGCCGCTCTTTCGCCTGTCTCGGCGGCTGCCTCTGCTCTTTCTTCTACCGCTAATTCGGCAGCGGTTGCGTCTAGTTCGGCATTAAACAATGCTCGCTCGTCTGCAGTCCAAGTTTGTGAATAATAATGAAATGCTTCTAGATCCGTTTCGTACAAGTCAAATGCTTTCCCTAAACCAAATATGGGTCGCCCTGCGTCGCGAATTACTTCACCCGCCTGCTCTACACTTCTGATGTCATACTTCGCGTCTAGTGCTTTCTTAGTAGCAGCCTCGTCGCCAAAGTACAGATGTTCCTGCTCTTTACTCATTGCTTTACTAGGTTGGTACAGAAATTTAACCACCTTTCCAACAACATCAAATGCCGCATCCCGAGCCGCATCCCACGCATGCTCGATGGCTAAGTCGTACTTACCCTGTACTGCATAGCTGCCAGAGCGCCCGAGTTGCCACAAAACACCATAAAACGGGGTGAAATCCGCGACGGCATCGATCGTCGTGCCGCCAAACTCCCCTGGATCGACACCCAATGGACGCTCTGGGTGAAAGTCTAGAGTTTCTTGAATATACTCATCAAACTCTGACACTTTACTTTCGTTTTGAGTCGGTTGAAGCTTCCATTGCAAATAGTATGTCTGCATATACCAAGGGATCTTCTCCTGTCCTGCTAGTTTCACCCAGTCTGCTCCGAACTGATAATTATGTTTAGACATTTACAGATCACTTAGAAAAGAAGTAAAAGTAGGCCCCATAAGCTACTAGTCCTACAGCAACTACGTTTATTGCAGAGGCAGTCAAACTGCCAGGACGCAATGGATCTATAGCTGACTCTACCGACTCCAGTACTTGAGATAGGTCGTCTGCTAGTTCCTTTCCCAATTTGTCTAGAGGACCTAGCAGGGCATCCGGTATGGGTGCTAGCGCATTTACAAACTGGCGTGTCTCGTGCAGTGCCACACCGGCACCTGCACCTACACCGACACCACCCAAGCCTATCGCTGCTGGTCGTTTCCAACTACCGCTGGTTGTTGGGGCGGTTATATGCTTCGCCTGAGGCACAGAGTGCCTCACACCCGCACTGGCCTCTTTACCAACAGCGGGGGTCAGGGTTCGTTTTGCAATCCGTTTACTGATTGCTTTCATAGCTAATTAGCTGTCAGATTTTAAAGGTCACTTGCCTCCTGTGGCATCTTTACGCCAGCATTCATCTTTTCAAGCGCGGTCGCGATCCTAGCGTCACCGCTGTTGGCACCATGCACGGTCATCATCAGAGCGCCCATGGACAGTGCGAGGCGCCACTCGGGGCTCATGTACATTCCGGCTCCATACTTGATCACGAGCTCATCCACTATCGGCTGAAACTCAGCCATGTTGTCCTTCGTCACCTTGGCCAGTCCGTTCAGGTTGAGGCCGAGTGGATTCCACACTTCGCGGTGGATCGTTTCAATCGCTAGGACTGTGCCATGCAGCACCATCCCACCCATGCTCCCATCCTGCTTCGAGCCCAGCTGCATCTCGCAGTAGTGGAGCTCGTCGAGGATGTCTTCGGCCGACGACTTGACAGTGACGTTGTTTCGCTTCTTTAGGTGCGGGAACCGCTCGCGGTAGGCACCTAGTTTGTCAAGGAGCGTCGACTTGTCGTGTGCGGGTGGTGGCACCTCCTGTGGTGGTGGTCCCACCGCCGAGGACGGTCCTGCACCGCTTGAGAGTCGCTTCTCCTTCAGGTTGAGACGCTCTTCTTTCTTTACTTCCAGCTCAGTTGGGGGCTTTGCTTTGCTTTTCTTCGCCTCAATAGTGGCATTGATCGCGTCTGGGTCGAGGCCATTCATCGAGAGGGGGTCTTTGTTTGTCATATTTAAATAGTACCTTAGATTTTAATTAGCTACCGTGTCACTAAAGAGGCATAAATACCGCCAAAACTTATCGTGCATCGTCTCTCGCTCTTGTATCGCGCGAACAGCTAAGGACAGTTCGCTCGGAACGCGCGGTTCGTTTTCGAGCAGTTTCATCAAAGAAAACCAATCGCGGTGCACGAGTGCCATGTGGTTCTCGTGTAGGATCGTTGCGAGGTACGTCGCCTCGATGCTGCCGAGCGTATCGACGAGCGCGACGAGATCGGCGGGCATGTTCTCCTTGCCAATCTCCTGCTCCGCCCACCTCGCCATGTTGCCGAGCTTCTGCAGCAGGAAGCTGCCGACAGACTGCATTTTAAGTGAATAGATACACAACCGTGGCCGCTGTCAGTGGGACCAGTAGAAAATGTTGGTAGGTGGCGTCTACCTCTGGGGACAAAGCCTTGCACGGCTTCATCGAGCCGTCCTCCTCGCGGAAGGAGCAGCTCGGGAACTTGCACAGGAACGCGAGCCCGCCTACGACGGTAGCAGCGACGAGCGCGCGCGAGGTGGGGGAGCCGAGACCTACCTTTACCATGATGCCTCTCCAATCGTTGACCTCGAACACCTCAGCCATTTGTTATAATTAAGTTGGAATTTAAGCGCGCATCGCCCGCTCTCGGTAAACGCCACCAGCAGTCGGGTCTGCTGTTCTAGAGTTCATGGGCATTTCATACATAGCCGTTGCCAAATCTGCTGTGCTACGATTCACTGACATTGCCTTACCTGGCCCATCGGCAAGTGCCCAATTTGATAGACTATTTCCAGCATTAGCACCCGTGATTGCCCCTGCAAAAGGTGCGTTAAGTCCGGTACTAGCACCCTGTTGTTGTCTCAAGAACTTGTATGGGGACAACAGGCCGTCGGCGTAGTGACTGCCGATATCGCGGCGCTTAGCCAAGCGAGGTCCGTCTATCTTGCCCTGATCGAGCATGTACTGGAAGTGCATGTCATCGAAGGTGTTAATGCCCCACTGCGAGATCATCTGCGCACGCAGCGAGAAGTCGTAATCGGTCTTAGCCTGCTGGAGCCGACGCGTTACAAATTCGGGATAAATGTCCAACAGCATCTTCATCTGGCCAGGCTGCCTAGGGTTAAACTTCATCGAGACCCACCGATCGAAATCGGCGAGCTCGATCTGGTCCTGCATAGACTGCAAGTAGTCGACCTCGCCCTCTGTGATCGGGTCCGTGCGAATCACAGACTTTGGCTGACCATCATTTTCCTTGTCGTTAATAGCTTGGCGGATGTGCTGACGCGCGACTAAGCGCTCCTTCTGGGGATTCGGGCCTGCGTACCGGACGGGGGCGCTACCATACATGTTGTAGTCTGCTGGAATGTCACGTGGACCCGTCCCAATTTCAGCCGAACCAGTTGCTGGTGTCTCCTGTCCTGGCACCGTCGGAGGCGCGTACATCATCTGTGCAGCCATCTCCCGGTCCCTAAGGTCTTGAGAATAGCCAACACCCATTCCCTGGTCGTTCCCAGCGGCAGCAGCCATACCAATTAGTTGACTTGAAGACGGTCCTCCGTTCGTTCCAGCCATGTGTCTGTTACCGCTTTAGAAAGTTATCCGTGAGTAACCCACAACTTAAGCCAGAGATGCAGTCTCCCAAAATGGGCCGCTTTGCCTGTCCTGTCGGTCAGCTCGAACGTGAGGTTGCGCAGTACAGAGTTGGTCGCATCGAGCGTCTGTGTTACTAACCCGTCCGGGTCAAAGCGGCTGTACTCGATCGCGCCCACCTGGTTGTCGCTCGTGGACCCGACGTAGAGGACCGCGAACGCTCCGTTCGCGAAGCGGTTGTTACTGATCACATGCCCCTCTATCTCGTTGATGCGCATGATCACGTAGTCGTCCGCCGCTACCTCGTGTGAGTGGTGAAGGCCGATCTGTCTCTTATTCATGACCGAGTATCCGACGAGCCGTATCTCACCCACCTGCTTCACCCCGTGGTCGAGCGCAGCGCGGAGCATCGTCCCGGCGAGCCACTTGTTTGTCTTGTACATCGGGTAGTAGTATTTTTCGTCGTCCCGTGTCACGTTCGTGCGTGGGAGCGTTACAGCATGTCGATTTGCCAATGTTACTTCGGACCCTGAAGAAAGTAGCAAGCTTGCGTCGGTGCGTATCGATATTTCCGCATCACCTGATGTAGGTAATGTTGTTGCGTTAAGTCCCATGTTCAGTCGCAATGCATAGTGAGCAAAGCCAAGTTTATCAAATGTGTAACTGCCCCGGCGATCGTTGTCATCAGCGCTTGAAATTGGTATAGTAGTTGAACCTGTAGTGTCTATTGAGACGTCCGTTGTGGCCGTGCCATTATAAAGAGTATCAATCGCTAATTTTTCAACAACTGTCACGTAGTCTGTATAGCCCTTGCTAGAAGTAACTCCAATGCGCACGAGGTCGCCCACTTTGCAGTCGTCAAATGCAGACTGGCTGGCATGACCCGCTTGGTCGTACTGTTTCGTCCACGTAGGCATGATCCAGTCGGTCGAGTCGGTTGTGATAATTGCAGCAACATTATTTGAATTTAAGCTTGTCGGGTCGATCCGAACGCTTTGCACAGAGCACACAAATTGGTCGTCAAAGTCATAGGATTGGTTACCAAGTCCCGTCTCTGGCTTGGTAACGAATACGTCCAACCAGCGACCACCCATCGTACACAACGGTCGGAAAATGGCACAATCTTCCAACACTGCAGAAAGAAAGCATGGGATGTCGTCTGTCTATAGCCAGCATGATCTGGACTCTTACTTTGCTGATATGGAGCATCTGCTGTCTCGCGAGCGACCTGCAACTGGGCACAGTGGCGGCGCTTGTGCTGCTTGTGGACGCACAGTGTTTTCTTACAGCAGCACTAATTCCTCATATCCTGGGTCAGCAGTTTGCGACCACTGTGGAGCAGTCGTTGCGGGTCCTGTTTACTGGGATTTTATGTACGGTACCGCTCTACCTCTTAAGTCAAGCAACTACAAACGCATACATCACTGGCATGAGAGAATCAGCCAATTGCTACTACAAGAGTCTCAAATTCCACACGAACACATGCTTCAGATTGCACAAAAGCTCTGCGACGGCACACACAAAGTTGTCAACAAAGATGTCATCCGATCGGTACTTAGACCTTTAAAGATGCAGCAGTACATCGAGAAGTGGTTGCAAATTGTTCGGCGCGTCACGCGTGTCTCGCCGCCTGTGCCTGGTCCCATGCTCGTCCAACAACTAGATGCACTCTTCTTAGAGCTGCAGCGGCCGTTCGACGCATGTGAGCTAAAGCATCGCAAGAACTTTTTAAATTACAACTATGTCTTCTGCCGCCTCTTCCAGAAGCTGGACTGCACGCAGTTCTGCATGTTCTTCCCCCTAATCAAGTCGAAGGCAAAGCTGCGAGCTCTAGACAACATGTGGTTCGAAATGATTGGGAAACTCGGCTGGGAGCCTACAGCGCTGCAGCATGTGGCACCGTTCGCTGTACGACTCGAGCAACCTCACCTGTTGCTACAGCGGCTAGCGACCGCAAGCGAGCCGACAGTCCTGGCTGTGAATCATACAATGCCAGTGAAAAGAGTATTCCGAAGGTGGGGTCATTATCGCGAAGAAGAGATCCTGCCGCGGCAAGAGCAACACCGTTTAAGCCTACCTGCACCGCGGCTTCAAAGGCTAGGGATGTTGAAGAAGCGCCTTCGTCAAAAGCAGGCAAGATGCCTTCAATGACCACACCCATGCCCAAGCCAATTAATGTGTGCAACACCGAAACTTGGATAGCGCGCCCTGTGCTCATCTCATGTACAAGACCAGAAATTAGTTTATCCACTGGTTGTAAGGGGCCGGCAAAATATCGTTAACGACAAGCAAGTCCATTACACTCTCCTTGTTCTCTTGAGGCGGGATCATGTTGTCGCCTTGCGTTGCTGACTCCCAGTACTCCGCACTGCCTATCATGAAATCGCCCGGGTCCGCCGCCTTCCACCAAAACAACATGTCGAGTGGGTCTACTGTGTGCTCTGGACACGTGTCGATGACGAGCACCTCATTGTCCTCTGTGTAAGCGTCAAGGATTTGTGCAAAGGCGTCCTTTGTCAAAAAATCACCAAAGTCCTCCCACAGTGCCTCACGCTGCCTTTGCTGTATTGTCTTCATTATGAAGCAGTAGTCTGTGTTACCTCGCAGTGTGGGTGTGATAGCTTTGGCGTATTGCGTCGTGATTAACACAAATAGCCTGTAGTGCCGACCTGCTACGAAGAGCTCCATCAAGTTAGAATCGTATTTGAGGCGCTGGTCGCTGATCACGTCGTCGAGTAGCACAAAGAAGGGGGCCGCCTTATCCTTCTCCGCGTCGGTCAGTGCATTGTCGTTCAGTATCTTCTTCTGTCTCTTAAACACCGCATCCAGTATCTCCGGCTCGTACTTTGCGTAGATGTACTTGGCGGGGATGTACTGGCGCCAAAACTTGTTTAGCTCGTCAGTTTGGCTGATCACGATACCAGCGGGTATCTTGTCTTTCATTAAGTACATCAGATTGCGAAACACCCAGGACTTACCGGTCCGGCGCTTACCTACAGCCACTACGGTGCCATCCAGTTTAATAGTCTCTGGGTCGAACTCGGTAAGGTTAGGTAGAATCACTTCTGCATATTGGTCCGCCGCCAGTACAGGCATGGTCGCATGCTTGCCATAGGTCGTAGCCTTTTGAGGCTGCTGCCCCCCCGTCTGTGACTGAACGCGAGGGTTGGTCTTACCAGTAGGGGTGGTGTTAGATTCTTCTTTATTGCTCGCCATGCAAGCGCCCATCATACATCTAATCAGAAAACTGGTCTACGTGGGCGATGGGCTCGACCTGCATCGCACACTCATACTCCCTACCACATGCAAACTGTGCGTGTCCAAACACGGGGACGTTCGTCTTCTGCTCCAACTTTGTGCGCTGGCACACGACTGCCACATCTTCAAAGCTCCAGTGGATGCCAAACTTGTCGCCGCCAACGCCCGTGTAGACCTGGTTGACGAACATGGTCGCGGCGACGACGTCTCCTGGCGCTACGGTGCCGTGCGGAACGACCGCGCCATCCTTGTCGCAGACTGTGATGTTGCGGGCATACTTGCCGCCCATGCCGTCGTAGGCATACTTGGCCGCTGTCATCTGAATCGAGTGCCCCGTGAGAGCGCCCGAGAGCTTGTCGTACTTGGGCCGAACCGTGCGAATCTGGAGCATCTTTACCTCCTCGCGGGACAGGTTCTTGCGCCCAAGGATCTTGAGCTGGTTGTTGTGCACGAATTCGAGCAGCTTGTCGTCCACTTGCTCCAGCATTGCGGTCCACTTCTCGAAGTCGGTGTTCGTGCTGCCGTTGATGGCACCGTCGGTCAGGTCGAGTGAGAACTTCGCCTTCATGATGTCGGTGGGGCCCCACATCGTCCCGAAGTTGCCATCTCCAGTCACTCGTGGCCAGTTGGTCACACAGGCGGGAGTGACGACAGCTACGTCGGTGCAGTTGGGGCCATGGGTCATCGAGATCTGAGGCTTGTTCGAGCGATCGGCGCCAAGAGCAAGCTTGACCTCACCCATGTTAAAGTCTGTCCACTGGACAAAGGAACGTGTGCTCATCATCTGAAGTAGCGATCTGGCAGTGGCTGGAGGCGCGTGTACTGAGCGTGGGTTAGAAAATCGATGTTGTCCACACTGGGCTGGTACCTGAAATGTGCCCTTTCGAGCGGAACGTTCACAGTACCTTCCGATGTAGACGCGCTTTGGTAAGCAATTGGCGAGATTGCCTTAGCAATCCCGTGAATGTCCACCTCCGAAGTGTCTGCGCTAGGGGTGCCCTGCCCAAAGTGCGGGACGAGGCCATCGTTACGGCGCGACTTCTCTGGGTCGATCCGCATGCCGCGTGACGCTGTGCCCACGACACCGTTGAAGGTGGGTACCAGGTCGGGTACCGGCTCGAACTCTGTGAAGCTGAGAGCGCCGAATTGGACTTGTGTCATGACGCAACAGAGAATTTGGAAATTAGTCTACAAAATCTCGGACGGTCGTGTATGTGGTGTACGTGGTGGACCGTTCCATGGCTCGTAACCTTCTGGGGAGTAACCTTCTGGGGAGCTGCGGTTAAAGAGTTCGGCGTTGTAAACAGACGCTTCGCGCTCCGTGTAGAGTGGACTGGAATTTTGCAGTAGTTTACTGACTCGCCGCATTAATGGTGACGACTCATCTATCTGACGCTCTGCGTCTGAACGACCAAAGACTCCCTTCGTGTCTGCGTTGACTTGCCCCCCCAGACCGCGCTCTAAGTCTGACATTGATGAAGCATCTAACCTATCCTGTGCCTTCTCTAACCACTCAGGTATTGATGACTCCTGCATAGGCATAGTCGTCGCATTGCTTGCTGCAGAGCCTGGTGTCATTCCAAGTGAATTCGGTCGGATTCGCCTAGAAACAGAGCGCACCTGAGGTCGTGGAGTACGTGGGTTGGCAGTTTGGTTGGCAATTTGTTCGAGAAGCTGAATTTGTTTCTCGAATTGAATGTCTTCGCGCGCGGCGGTCTCACGCGCCTCCTCGTTCCCACCAGGAAAATCTTGGTCAACTGCCATCTGAGAATTCCTTGAATAGTTGTATGGTTGGGGTGGATCGCCTCCATACCAAGTAGATTTGTCTAACCCTTCTCGCGCCCTTTTTGGATACGCTGCAGCACCACCTGGCAACTCAGTGCCAATATCGGAGCGTATACCCTCCTCATTTCTAAGGTCATACAGCATGCAATCGTCGCTAATTGGCCTACCCTTCACCCAGTGTTTAAAGTATGCCCACGCCTGTTCGAGATTTTGGGGTCCGTGCTCGGCGAGTACATTCATATCGAACTCTGCTTTGTCCTCTGCTATACTCATTGAGCGCAGATACTCACGGACACCGGGCAGATGAGTGAGGCTATTGTTGCCCCACCACGTTGGTTGCCACTCGTTGTCGTTATAAGGTTGGTTGCCATCGTAGACGTGCCTGCGACGTGGCTTTCCTTTACCTTGGTGGTAAGTTTCCATAATTGCATTATCAGAATGTGTACCTTGCAACCATTGATTGAACTCTACTTTCAAGCAGCGCTCAGCCTCTTCCTTGTAGTCCTCGGTAACCTTATCCAAGTAGACGACCTTTTCTGTGTCATTAAGGTTTTGGCCGTGTATGAGTGGGCCAACCTGGTGTGTCAGTTTCTTTGCCAGGTGCATTGCCTCATAGTCCGGCCACGCACCGGTCTGCTTCGCCTCGGCATAGGTGCCGATCGCGCCACCTAGATCAGTGCCTTCCTTGGGTGCGCTCCACCCCCACGGCATTTTGATAACTCGAAAGAAATTGTGACACTCTTATTCTGACACTATGTCATACTGGACAGCGATGGCGAATTTGCAGCAACGGACGCCTGCGTGGCACGTGGCTCGGCGTGGTAAGCTCACTGCGTCCAACCTGGGCGCGACCCTCGGCCTCGTCTCGTACACGTCCCGCGAGACGGCGTTCAGGCGTGCTCTAGGTACTGATAAGTTTGAAGGGAATGTGGCGACCCAGTACGGGACAGACAACGAGAACAATGGCATCGTGGACTACCAGATCCTCTCGGGTAACATGGTCGAGGCTACCGGGCTGCACGTGCACAAAGACAACGCGTGGCTGGCCGGGTCGCCCGATGGCTTCGTCGGCGAAGAGGGTATGATCGAGGTCAAGTGCCCATTCTACCGCCGCAAGGACGGGAGTCGGCTGCACAAAGAGGTGCCAGCTCACTACTACCTGCAGATGAACGCCCTGCTCGAGATTTGCGACCGGCTGTGGTGTGACTACGTGTGCTGGTCGCCAAGTGGCATGGTGGTATACCGCGTGTATCGAGACAGCCTTCTCTTCGAGTACCTGCTCACCTACTACTCTCAGTTCTACGCTGCGATCCAGGCCGGTGCGGACGGCCCACCGCCGCTCAAGTGCAAGGAGGAGATCGAGGCACGAATCCAGCAGTCTGTAACCACTAACGTGGACTACACCCACTGGAGCACAGCACGGCCACACACACGCCCCCCTTCTTCTGACCCCTTTGACAGTATGCATGCGGACGAGACACTCTCTCCTCCGCCAAAGCGGCAGTGTGTATCCTTTACCTGATGGGCCCACCACAGTGGTGACACCAAAGCGTCTGCAGATAGCAAAGTGGCAGGCGGGTGTGGAGTTTCTGCACAACTCGGCTCAGATGCAGTGCACATTCCGAGACTTTGCGACGCGCCGGTACAAATGCAAGCGCAGTCAGGTCAAATTCGAAACCGACAAGGCGTTGCGTCTAGTGCGTAACGCTGTCGTGAGTGACGAGCGGGATGATATCTTAGCACAGACAGACAATGTGTGCATTGAGGTAATGCGCGTGCCAATGCAGCACTCTGAACTTGTCGGTGTGCTACTGCACGAGGCGATGCACAACTGGTGCGTTGTGCGGGGCAAGTACATGTCGTGCTGCAATGAACACCGGTGCATGGGCAGGCTAGGGGACCCTAACGAGGGGGTGTAGTTTTCTAAGGTCCGGTTTAGACAATGGAGCGTCCTGACCCATTTTTTAAAGCGAAGTACAAACCTCACGGTAATCCCTGGGGGCAGCACGAGGGTGGCTACATTGAGGACCTCTACCGTACGTTTGGTAAGTCTAAGTTGCCCGAGAGAGACCACGAGCGGTTTGGGCGCGCGTACCAGTTTCGCGAAAAGGAGCTGCAAGAACAGGCCCGACAGAAAGAGCAGCACATGAAGGAGCGACAGCACTACGATATGTATGTAGACCAAAGTACGCGACACATTAAGGAATTGACCACTGCACTGCGCAGCGTCACTGAACAATATTCCAAGCTCAAGAAGGAGAACGATGGCTGGCGTAGTGCTCAATCTACCGCTGTTGGCAGTGCTCGGGATCGGCCTGACGGGGATATTGCAGCAGAATCGGTTCGCGGACCCGTCGACGAGCCAGAGGTGCAACACAGCGGAGTGTGTGCCGATGTGGAAAGCGATACACGTGGACAGGGCAGTGAACACGACTCTGAGGGACGACACGCTGGGGGGGCCGACCCTGAAGGGGGCGTACGAGTACGTGAAGGGTCAGTACCGGAGGGAGGCGCAGACTAACCCCGGAGTGAATCTAGTTAGGCACGCCATTCCGTGATCCCTTTTTCTGAGCCCCTATCGACACCATGCCTCAGTTGCAGATTAATCAGGGACCGCAGGATGCGCTGCTCTACGACAACAGCCGCTCCTATTTCACTAATGTGGGGTACGTTCGCACTTCTAACTTTCAGCTCGAATTGAGGGATGTGGACGCGCAGAACACTGCCAA